GTCTCTGAATTGTAACTTCTCTGTAGAAGCAACAAGTATGTCATCACTAAACTCAAAATAATCCTCGTCTTCTTTCCATAATAATACACCGTCATTTGATTCACCATCAAATGTTACAGTTATGTCTGTATCTGCTGTACCTGCTCCAAGTGTAAGTGAATTACCTAATAGTTTAGTAATAGGACCACCTTCAGCGGCAGTACCATCGTGTGTATGTCCTGAACTAGATGCAAATGCTGCAAGTAACTGATTAAACTCATTATTGGTATGAGCCGCAGTTATTACATCTCCATCTGTATACGAGGACTGTCTTGTATATGTATCACCCATTAACGTCTAGCTCCTAACTGATATTCTAATTGAAAACCTTTAAGTGAATAAGGTGCAGTTGAACCACCATCATTTACTCTTAATGCCACAGCAAATCCTGAACCTTCTACTGCTTGTCTAACTAGTGGCTGTGATGCACCACCATATGTAGGTGTTCCGTAAAGTGATGTACCATATATAGCAACAACATCTTCTGAATCTAAGGGATATGCCGCAGGTCTTGCTGACGAAGCTGCTTCATAGTCATATCTAACAAATAAATCAGCATCTATTGCTGCTTCAGGTTTATAATTTACAACAACCCTTTGCATATGTTTTCTTATTCCGGGGTCATTAAAAGTTAAATCAGGACTTCTATATTTACCAAAGATTTCTGTTCCATCGAAAGTATTACCTGATTCTTGTCTATATATATATCCACCTGAGTATGCACCATGTAAAACTATTACATCTCCTTCTGATACAAAATGGTCTGTAGATGCAGGTCTTATACCTCTCATTTCTGCAAACTCAAACTTTTGACCTCTCATAACACATATAATACCTTTAGTTTGATTTTCAGCTACCGAACTTTTAGTGAAGAATATTCTGTATTGTGTTTTGTCAGGTATAACTATACTATCAAACTCGGATGCACTAGAGATGTTATCATTAAAAATAGGTTGCACATTAGAACTTATAGTACCTAACTCAACGTCACCGATTCTAGCTGTACCTGCAATGGTTCTTAAACCATCAGGACCTAAGAATATTAAGTCACCTGCAAATTCTTGAATTGTATCCCCATTGATACATCCTATATCTCTTGTTACATCTGTTACAGCAAAGTTAGCACTTGAGCTACCTGTTAATTTAAATATCCTAGTTTCACAAAATATAAATAAGTCATCACGGAAAACTTTAAGTCCTGTTATTTCATCATCAACTTTAAAGCTACCTGCACCTTGTCCACTATTAAAACCATCTTCATCAAAGGGTTCACTAAATACCACCTCTTGTTTAGTTGTTGACTTACCTGCATAGAACATATGGTTTCTATGTGATACTACAAACTTAGAACCTGCTACTGAACTCTCACTTACATCTGTTGCAGCTAAACTAGAGTTAAATACTGTAGGTGCATTTGTGCCATCTACAACTATTATCTTGTCTGTACCATCAAAGTTAAACCGTTCAAATCTATACTTTAATGCACCTGTTCTACCACTATCTCTGCTAGTCCATGATGAACCCCCCGGAGTTGCACTATATATACTAGTACCTCTAGCGGCTAAAACAACATCACCAAAGGTTGCCACCATAAGTACTTTCTCTGAAGCCGATGCAGTCTGTGGTACAACTGCTGTTACATACTTAGAGAATCCGTTTATTCTTCTGTAGCCACCTTCAATGTCAGGCTCAAAGTTTTCTAACTCTAATGCTTCTCCGGGTTGCATCATAAACTGAGATTTATTTAATACTAAACCACCTTCACAGTTAAATGCAGAAGGGGTAACTTGCGATTCATCTGCCATTACAATGCCCTAATGTCTACACTACCTGAGTTATATACTCCTGTTCTAGGTATGAATGTTGAACGTAAATATAAAAATTTATTAACAAGTAATGTTTGCATATTCTTTATGCCTTGTTCAAATCTTTGCATATTAAGCTGATACTGTTGTGTCTCACCTCTATATTGATATACAAATGCTGTAGCACCATCTACAATTACAGGTGCAAATCTATCAGGTATAGACGTAGTGTCTCCGTGTGCTGATAAGTCAGTAGGAAATGTGTAGTAGTCAAACTTTATTATGAATGATTTATTTGGAAAGGGATATAGTAGATAATTGTTATCAGGTGTCCTTACCACAAACTCAGGAACACCACCATTATCAAACTGTGCTACTGTTACACCACTAGCTATTGTGGCTGCTGTCGTGCCACCTGCACCTCTTGTACAACCTGTAAATGTAGTACTAGAACCTATAGCTGTATACGTAATATTTTCATTACCTATAACTATTGTACCCGCACTATCAAAGCCTGTTGTACTTGTAACAGTTATTGTTGTTACACTATCTGTATGCGTTGTAGTAGTAGTTGTCGTATTTATTTCATCTTCTTGATTTATAACTCTATTTATATAGTCATTGTAATCAAGTATTCCTAATTTATATCCACCATTTCCTAAGTCACTATCTTTGACTATTCTAAATGTATTATAGTCTACTGTCTTAGTAGATGTAGGTAAACTATATCTAACAACACCCGCTGTTAGTGTTTTAGTTTCGGTTGCATGATTAAATGGATAGTTAAACTCTCGCTGATTAATAAAACGTATGGATTCATTAACTGCGTTTTGACATTGAACTTGTATACCCCTAGCACTAGAAAAGGTTGTAGAAGTTAATGCAACCTCATTCAACCTTGCTATTACTTTATTTGTTAGTGTAAGGTAAGTTTCTGCCATAATAATTCCTATAAAGATAAGAGAGCAAGTTGCCCTGCTCCCTTATATATAAATTAAGCTAAAGTATCTCTATCGACTTCATTAGCTGCCATGTCACCAGCATCACTGATATCCATAAGAGTTGCGAAACATCTTATCTTTCCACCAGTTGTAGTACCAGTCATAGCTTGTAATAACAAGTCAATAGTATCAGCAGTGCCACCAACAGTTACAGCCGCGTAAGCTGCAGGAGTTGGAGCATATGCACCTACGGATGCACCATCAAAGTCGAAGCCATCTACAAAGTTATCAACGTCACCACCTGTGACACCAAAGTCAAAGGCTGTATCGGTTGAAGTACCTGTATGTGCCGCTGTAACCTCAAATCCTGCGTGTAGGACTACGGATTCAGCAGGAACAGTTAGACACTTAATGATATCAGCTGCTGCAAGTGCTGTACCTTTTGAAGTAGCTGCAGTTGCAAAGTTGATTTCATTTTGTATCATATAAGGCTGTCTACCTCTTGGGTGATTACCTCTAGCTGCAATAGATAAATCTACGGTTGCCATAATTCAATCCCCCCTATGCTAAATGATATATTGCAGTAGCGATTGCTTCTGGGCGAAGTATCTTTCTACCATATAAATGCATACCACGAACAATATCAGCAAAAGAATCAGGGTCTCTATAAGTCTCTGTCTTGTTGATTTGCTCGGCAGTAGCTATTGATGAAGAGTGACCAGCCACAATAACACCAAAGTTAGTGGAACTATTAGTACCTGTAGTAGAAGGTCCTGTTCCTAAACTTGGAAGATTATTGGATTGATACACTTTAAAACCATGTAGGTTATTCATTACTAAACCATTCTGAAGTCCAGTTCCACCCCAATCAGATTGGAATAATCTTGAATCTTCGTCTTTTAGTACCTCAATAAATACAGGGTCTAATACTAACCATCTACCGTTAGTGTCAACATTCTGTTGGTCCATTAGTCTAGACATTCTAGCTATTAGAGTCAATGGGAATGTATCACCTGCGGCAGGTGTTGCATCAGTTGCACCCGGCATTCTTGGCTGAATAGTAACAGCATCTGCTGCTGTACCACCAAAGTCTGCGGCATCAATTTGCATAGAGTCTAATAGTTCATCAGTACCAGCAGTTGAAACAGCAACAGTACCATTAGTAGTAGTGTTAGCTGTATCAGCATTAGTATGCAATGTAGACTGCTTATATCCTGACATATAACCAAGAACGTCTTGGTCAAATTGGTCAGCTAATCTATAAGCTGCTCTATTAGAAGCAAGTTCCTGAAAGTTCACATGAGAGTGAGCTTCCTCGATATCATCCACTTTAAAGGCAAAGTAGTTAGCTTTGTCAATAGTAAGTGAAAACTCTTCATCGTCAAGGTCTTGAGGAGTTATTGTAGTTCCTCTTGAATAAGCCTTAACAGTTATTTCTGGTTCTTTGATAACCTTAACGGAATCGCCCATATTCGCAATTTCACCAAAATAATCGTTATTAGTGATTGCATCAACAACAGAACCCTTACGAAACGCAAGTTGTACCTGTTTGCTGTAAATAATAGGACTAAAATTACCGTTTGGTAAGTTACCATAACCAGCAGCAGTTCCAAATGCCATTTTATTTCTCCTTTGGAATAGTTTGGTTAAGTTTTAATTTTAGTCTTTTACTTCAATAAGGACCATTCATGCGTTGAGGTTGTACGTAGGATAGCTATTCCTTTGTAGGCTCACATAACTGGGTAATCTCTGAAGTTGGGTAGTAAAGGTAACATAAGTATCCAAATATGGGGTTATGTTACACTTCTAGTTACATATAGTTATATACATAAATAACTATTTGTCAACATTCTTTTTATTATTTTCTTTAGGTACTTCAATAAAACTGAAGTTTACACTAAAAGACCTACGTTCTCCTTTTGTTTTAAACGGATATACGCAGTGAAATAGTTCAGCAGGGAATACATAAAAGTCTCCTACTTGTGGTTTAACCATAAAGTTTGTATTACTATAACCTGATGGTGTACCATGAGCAAACTGTATATGCCCATTAGCAGGATGATGGTCTTTATAATCCTCTTCCCATTCTTTCTCAATACCATTAGGTAAACCTAAATAACCTACACAAGATAAACGAGCACCTGTATGTATATGTAATGGATTATACTCATTCTCAAATTGACGTACAAACCATCCTGATGCTATTTGAATACCATAATTATATTTCTCTATGTTTAATGAATTAGCACCAAAAGAGTTTCTATGTTCTGCATAAGCACTAAATCTTCCTATAAACTGCGATACTTCTTTTAACCATAGAGATTCTATTTCTTTACTAAATCTTAACTCTGCTTTAACTTTACCAACTAATTGGTCTGACCAATCATCTAGCTCCATCTTCATTAGAGTATTCATTTTTTTAACAAAGTCAGGTGTTAATTTCTTATATCCCATAACAGGACCAAAGGGTGCTACATATTCTTCATCTTTTTTAGGTATATATAGTTTTGCTTTTTGTGTCATTATCTACTCCTATCTAGCTGAACCAGATACATCATAGACAAAGTTGCCTGACCTTATAGCTTCCATTATTGTGTCAGCTTGTTTTTCATACTGTTGAGTAGACATCTTTTGAACTTGAGACTCAAGAATCTTTTTACCTGCTTCTGTAGCATCAACTTTGGTTCTAGTAGTTTTTGTACCAACTTCCGATGCAGCACCTTTATCATTCTTTGTCTTAGCTGTCTTACTAATGCTTCTGTCTGCTTTGTACAAGTCAATGGCTCTAGCTGCTGACCTTGCATCATTGTCATTTTCATAGAGTGCATCTTGTACCCATTTTGGTTGGTCATCTGCCCATTCGTGGAAATCATCACTATCCCTTATATCATTAAAATCAGGATGAAACTTTAACAATTCAACTTCAGCTTTTTCTTTTTTAGCTGATACATTCATTTCATCTATTTTCTTTATTCTATCTTCTAGCTCTAACGATTGCTCTCTTGCCTTCTTCATAGCTATTGTTTCTACAATCTTTGCCACATCAGGATATTCTGTTGCCCATGCTTCTATATCCTCATCAGACTTAGGCAACTTCATTTCTTTCTTAGTTGCTTTAGCTAGTTGCTCTTTCATGTCATCTAGTTGCTGTTGAAACTGTTTTTCTTTTTCTTGCGTATGTCTTCTTAAATCTCCATATCGCTTTTTAAAAGTTTTCTCTTCAGCAGAAGTCGGTTCTGCTTCATTCGCATCTTCCTCTTTGACAATCTCAGTTTCACCTTTTTGCTCTTTAACGAGCCTTTCAAGTTCTTCTTCATCTTTCTTTATCCTCTCTTCTTGAGAATAAGGTCTATTCATAAACATTTCTTTTTTAGGTGTATTATCTTCTGCCATTACTTTTTCTTGTGCTTGTTCAGCCATTTTCGTCTCCTTGGGGGGTTATCGTAGCCATTATATTGGGGGATAAGTAGCCTTATTATATCATATTATAATTATATTGTCAAATTTTTATGTTCCTCCATAATCTGTAGTATTATCAGAACCACCATAGCCACCATCTGTTCCATCATTACCACCATTATCATTATTATCATCATAACTTGGTGGAGGAGTATATACGGGTGGAGGAGGTGGTGGTGGAGCTTGTACGGGAGGAGTAGTAGGTGCATTGATAGGATTACCTTTACTATCTGTCACATTAGTTGTTGTACCATCTTCGTGAGTATAAGTACCATTTACATTTATACTATATGTTGTGCCATTACTATTTACTCCTGTTCCTTTTGAACCACCATTAGCTTCTATATCGGACATAGCTTCATTATTAAATCCTAAGTTTTGTAACTCTTCTACTGTTTTATCTTCATCTCCTAATGGGTCACCTGCTAATGTTTCATCTAATTCTTTTTCAGCTTGTGCTTTTGATGCTAGAGAGTCTTTAGCTAAAGAGCTAATACTTGAGAAAAGATTAGATAACCCTTTCTGTTTATTTGTCACTTCAAACATGTTAGGTTCAGTGGTAGTTTTACCAAAATTCCTAATACCATCCATTATACCTTTTGCTTTTTCAGAAAAACTTTTTTGCTCTGCTTCATTAAAAGAATAAGTTGAGTAAGGTTTTCCTACACTAGCATAATAGATATCTTTTCCAAAATCTAATGCAACCCTACCTTGTTTAGCCAATGCTTCTTTTGCTTCTATTGACCAATCATTTACATTAGAAACTCTAGTTAAACCATATTCTTTTTGTATTTGAAGAGCAGATTGATGAAATGCTGTTGCTTGTGTTTTTCCTAATTCTGCTTTTGCCACTGCACCTTGAGCAGTAAATCCCCCTGTATAAGGTGCTAGTCCTGTGCCTATAGCTGATGCAAATGTTTCAAAAGGACTACTAGTTAATACACTAAACATACTAATTTGAGATTTACTAAATTCATTAAATACATCTCGTAAGTCATCACTTAAAGAAAATCTATCAATAGATGCATAATCTATACCACCTTGTTGCACTCCACTTGAACTATCATTACTATCATTATTATCTAAAGTACTATTCGTAATAGCATCAATTTCTTTTTTTACCCCTTGAACATTATTAACTTCTTTTTCTACACCTTGTTTTGATGCATCTAATATATTTGTAAAACGAGAGCCTACATTACTAGGAACGGCACTTAGAAAGCTAGGTGACATATTTATGTTACTAGTCTTTTTTTTTAAGAAGTCAGATGATTTAGGTATATTAGTAACCATACCTCTTGTAGGCACATTTTGTTGCCTTACATTTAATGGTTTCTGTTGAAGCATAGTTCTTTGTTGAGGTATAGGATTTAGAAAAGAGTTATCTTTATTTAGGTCTGTATTTTCTGTGGTAGGTGTAGTGCCGCCTTCAGCCATTGTTACTACCCCACCTTGGTTAAAATTTGAGTCGGTTACCTCCTCCTCATTATTATTATCGTCTTCCATGTCTAGGTCATCCATAGTGAAAGGCATATCATCAGGAAGAGTAGCTTCTTCAGAGTTACCCATTTGACCCATGTCTTCCATTCTCTTTAAACCTGCTTTAGCTTCTTGTCTCATCATCATTAGTTTTTCTAATCCTATGAAGCGTACTACGTCAGCAGGAAATACAAACTCTCCTTCACTTAGTTGTGCAGGTATATCATCTCTTACTTCTTCTTTAGTTGAGCCTATAGGAACATCATTACCTGATATAGGGTCTACTGAA